GAGTCCAATCAGGATTATCACTTTTCCAACCGTCCCAGTCGTGAACACTCATTACCACTTCTTTCTGTTCGCCAGTTTCGGTATTAATTACTGGGTACGTTGCCATCTTCTGATACCTTCTTCTTGTTAAATCCAAATGGTCCTTCTTTATCGTCCAATGCAAATTTCATTGCAATGCCACCAACTGCTTCCATAACTTTCAGAATGTCTTCTGACTTAGCATTTTCACCTAGTTCTTTGGCAACATACCAATACTTAGGCCAAAATGTTTCACCTGCTTTTTGATAGTCTTCTAGTGTTAAAATTTTCATAACCATTCAAGTGCTTTAGATACTGTAGGGAATTGTTTAATAAAGATTTGTTTGCAGGACTCTGCAAGATCCATATGTTCTTTTTGTGTTCCGTTTGAACAACGCAATTCAATATAATGGATCCACGACCTACATGAGCCTGTCATGTAGATTTTTGTTGGAGTTGACAAAGGCATAATCATTCTAGCACACTCCTTAGCAACTTCTTCAGACAAAAGTTCTTCATAGAGCAATTGTGCTTCTCTAAAATGTTCTTGAATTTTGAACAGAAGTTTAGATGAAATCAAAGGATCTAAGTCATCGATAGAATTCTGTCGATTCTTTGTATCTTGACGGCGCAATTCAGGTAAAGGAATTTGTTGAGAAAGGAGTTGTGTACTTGCGTATCTTTGTGAAAATTCTTGATATGTGAAACTACGGTGCCTCAGCACTTGAGCTGCTATAGCTCTTGTAGTTTCCAACTCAAGAGTCATTGAACTTTGTTCAAATACGCTCCAGTGATTATGTTTAATGCAATACTTAAGTAGTCCTGCATAATTGTCATTTTCCTGGTTGTTGGGATTGGAGACACGGGCGATATACGCCATTGTCTTTTCAGCATCAGGAGTAATACTTACCAGTTGTGCGCTGTTCATATAATTATACCATATTAAAGAAAATAGTTGAAATTAATAACACATCTTTGAAGAGTATCTGTGCTTGTAGTTCCTGTGTGTTTCTCGTTTGAATCAAAAACAAGAAGACGATTACCTACACTATCAACCTCTATGCCATTTTCAAAAACGGTTTTTCCGTTATTTGTATTTACATAATATATTGATGTGATGCAATTGTCAACATCATGATGAAAATCATGCTGAATTATTTCAGGTTGTTGAACATGCATGTTAGCTTTTACCCTAACAATAGAAACTGGATTGATTTGATTAATAATAGGTTCTATCAGCGAATAGAATCTACTCACTGGTCGATGATTGAAATAAAAAACATGAGTAAACTGATAGAACCCATCATCAGGCGTGTTTACCCCTGAAGAAAAATTCCATTCCATCTCACCTCCGAGCATTACTTCATTGACAGTTCTATATACCTCTTCAGGTAGAAAGTCGTCAATGATTTCATAATTCATCTTGTGAGTCTGGTGATTTCAAAAAGATTTGATTTAATATACTTTTTTTGTTTTTTGTAAGTCTTCATAAGTTTATTAAACTCATCCATATCAACGCTTACATTTACTTTTGATTTTTCTTCAGTCATTTTTTCTTTTTATTCCTAGAACCATAGAGTCTTGGATCAATTCTGCCTTCAGTTTGGGTCATATTCTTAAATTGATCATGATGGAGATCCCAATAATGATCAAAAATATCAACCTGTTTTGGAGCAGTAGTAATATCGTACTGTGTGACCCCATCAACTACATATTCTATCAAATATGCAGTGTAAGGCAGGCTTTTATCACCTGACAGTTCACGGTCACATTTTTCGTGAAGAATAGAAACTTTACTCAACTACGTCCTCCCCATTGAATGTCTGGATACGCCTCAGAAACTAATTCTCTAGTGATATTATACTTAGTACCAAGTTGCTTATCTTTCACAAGAATGAGAAGATCAGCTTCAGATGGATGTAGGGTCTCAAGAAGTCCAATAAACATGGTTTCTCTTTTGACCTTATTCAACCCATTGTTACCACCTTTAACAAAGTTATAAAACATATCTGCTTTGTTGCGGATAGTACTTCGGTTAGCTACACCAGCACCCAGATTAGTTATCTGACTGCTATCTACTGGTTGGTAAGGAACAGTACCAGTTGGAAGCATTGAAACTACAGTTTCGTCAAAGTTCCAAATGAACACACTTTTAATAGCATTGTCTCCGTGCTGTTTAAGCAAGGAGACTTTTTTTGCTTTAGTTCGTTCGGAATCTACTGCTTCCAATAGCTCATGTAACATTGGATTTGGTGGGATTTCTTTCTTTTTAACTGCCACCGTTCTGGGTTTACTTGAAGTGGATTTAACAGTTGTTTTTCTAATCCTCGTCGTGGGCTTCTTCGTCGTCATAGTCATTCTCAAATCGTACAGCTAAAATTTCATCTGGTAGAACATTACCATATTCATCATACATTTCTGGATGGAGGGCAGGTACTGTCGAGTTAAAGATATTATTTTGTTGTGCCAGCCAACCAATTATACCACCAACAAGCAGTAATGTCACATTAAGTAAGCAAAAAATTGCAATTATTGCAGCATCCATGGGTCTTTCCTCCGAGATTACTTATTTTTTATTCCCAGTGAGACTTTGAAAATGAACTTGTATTCTCGGTTAAATAGAGAAACTATTTTTCCAAAGTTCACCTCCCAGGCGTTGTGTTCTTCTTTAGGCTTCGGGTCTCCCTTCAGTATTAATTCAACGCCTTTATTTATGTGGAGATTATGACGTTCCACTTAAAAAATGCGATGTTCTTTAAGGTACTGGACTGTTTCATTTCCATTGCCAATATATGTGCCATCATATTCTACTTGAGGCAACAATGTTTTATTTGGAAATTTTTCCTCAAACTCATCTTCGGTAAAGTCATCACCTAAGACAAGGTAATCATACTCTTTACCAAGAAGTTCCATAACCATTATTAGTTTTTGGCAGGATCCACATCCATCTTTTCCGTAGATTCTAAACATGTTTGTGATAATAATTCTACTTCGGACCAGTTCTCACGAAAAACACATAATGCAGTAAGGGTCATTTCGTTTATACAGACGGTAAAATACCTATCAAGTACAACAAGAACACGTCCAGTTATGTATCTAGTTCCGCATGGAACCCTGACTATACAGTCAGGCACTAGTTCTAACTTGTTCTCTATATTCGAGAAAGCTTTGTTCGCATCCGGCTGACAACTGGTTACCTTGCGATACCCAGTCATGACAGAATTCGTAAAGGAGTCGGACATTTGACAACGTGTTATATTTTTTCAGTGATAAAAACACTTCTTGTCGAAGCTTCATGCGTTCTTCAGAGTAACGCCAGTCATCATTCATTATCGTTAGTGTCCCCTAAGGAGTAACGATCCATACTATCAATCAGATGATCGATATGCACTAAACTATCTATCTCTGATATTAAGCTGGCAATTGATTTGCCAACAAAAGGTCTTTCGGATCTAGCTGCATATGCAAGTGCATTTCGCAAACTAGATTCTGCGTCCTTTAGTGATTCTACTACTGATTTACTTAGAGCCATTTACCGATTCCCAATCTTTTTGAAAAATATCAAGTCCACTATCAGTTAAGACGTGGTTATACATGTTGTCAAATACTTTTGGAGGCATAGTAGCCACCTCACTTCCAGCAGCAAAGCATCTGGAAACATGATGAACATCTCGTAGAGATGCAGAAAGAATATTAGTTCTAACCAGGTGTTCTCGGAAAGTACCACTGATAGACTGAACTAATGCAACTCCAGAGAAAGAGTTATCATTACAACGTCCGACGAATGGAGACACATATGTTGCATCTGCCTTTGCAGCAAGAATAGCTTGTGCAACAGAGAAAATTAGAGTTACGTTTGTAGTAAACCCTTCCGATCGAAGGGCTTTACATGCTTTAAGTCCTTCTACAGTACATGGAACCTTAATAGTAACATTAGACAGTTCCTTAAACACCTGAGCTTGATCGATCATCTCAGGAGCCTTCTCTGCAACCACCTCCGCAGAGATAGATTCAAAGTGGGGAAACTCACCTGCAATACGTTTAATGACCTCTACAGGATCTCCTCCGCTCTTTAGAATGAGTGATGGATTAGTAGTGACTCCATCAATTAGTCCCGTTTCATCTCTTTTTTTAATTTCGTGATAATCAGCTGTATCTAGGAAAATTTTCATGAGTTTTTTTTGAATTGTTTACGGCAATCTTTAAGAACCTTGAGTTCTGCCTTGATAGTTTTGTAGGCATCTTCGGCAGATAGTTTTCTTCCCATCTCCAAAGCAACTGTTAATTCTACTCTGGTTCCGAAATGTTTAAGTGCCTCCTCAAAAGAATTTAGATCTTCATACACTATTCTTCACCTCCCTATC